TGAGGATGAAGATTGATTATTATTTGCAATCCTGTTAAAATAAAACATGGAGTATAATAATGTCACTATTTAAAAAAGTAGCAGCCTTTACAGATCTACACGTCGGTCTCAAGGGTAATAGTCAATTACACCTGCAAGATTGCGAAGAATTTGTAGATTGGTTTATTGAAAAGGCCAAAGATGCCGGTTGCGATACTGGCATCTTTTTAGGTGACTGGCATCATCAGAGAAATTCAATCAATCTAATCACTTTAGATACTAGTGTACGTCTTTTAGAAAAACTCGGAAAAGCTTTTGACCAATTTATTTGGTTTCCCGGCAACCATGATTTATTTTTTAGAGATAAACGTGATGTACATAGTTCTTCCTTCGGACGTCATATTCCTGGAGTGACTGTTATCGATACTGTTACTACTATCGATGATGTCACTTTAGTTCCATGGCTAGTTAAAGAAGAGTGGAAATCTATTTCAAAATCTAAAAGTAGGTATGTTTTCGGCCATCTCGAATTGCCTACATTTATGATGAATGCTATGGTTGCAGCTCCAGACCACGGATTATTGCAGCCTACTCATTTCCGTAATCAGGAACTAGTGTTTAGTGGACATTTCCATAAACGTCAAAATCAAGGAAAGATTTGGTATATCGGTAATGCGTTTCCACATGATTTTGCCGATTCGTGGGACGATGAAAGAGGAATGATGATTATGGAATGGGGTAGAACTCCTGAATTCCACGCTTGGACCGATGCTCCTAAATATCGTTCGATCAAACTCAGTCAACTGATAGAAGATAAAGATAACATTTTAAAATCTAAGATGTATCTCAAAGTTACAGCTGATGTAGAATTAAATTACGAAGAAGCTATCTTTCTAAAAGAGAGTTTTATGGCTGATGAAAATGTGAGAGAATTTAGTATGGTTAGAGATCGTATTAGCTTAGAAGGAGTTGAAGAAACACCAACTGAAGCTACAATACAAAGTGTAGATCAAATTGTAACACAAGAATTACTTAACATTTCAAGCGAACAGTTTAGTTCGGCAACATTATTGGATATTTGGCAACGTCTATGACAAACATTGAACTCGAAAGTATGACACTCAAGAATTTTATGAGTGTCGGTAATCAAACACAATCTATAAATTTTAAAAGCGACTGTTTAACCTTAGTATTAGGAACAAATCTTGACCTCGGAGGTGAAGATACAGGTAGTCGAAATGGAACAGGCAAGACTACTATGATTAATGGATTGAGTTATCTTTTTTTCGGAGAGGCATTATCTCGAATTAAGAAAGAAAACTTAATTAACAAAACTAACGGCAAGAATTTGTTAGCTACTGGATCATTTAAAATCAACGGTGTTCAATATAGGATCGAACGTGGCCGAAAGCCAACATTTCTTAAACTTTATATTAACGATAAAGAACATGTTGGCCGAGATAATGAAGAATCTCAAGGCGATAGTAGAGAAACTCAAAAATATATAGAAAATCTAGTCGGTATGAGTCATACTATGTTTAAACATATTGTTGCTCTCAATACCTACACCGAGCCATTCCTTAGTTTAAAAGCTGCTGATCAGCGCGAAGTTATCGAAGAGCTTATCGGTAGTACAATGTTAAGTACTAAAGCCGAATCATTGAGATTGTTAATTAAGGAAACTAAAGATGCTATCACTACTGAACAAATAAAAATTGATAGTGTTAAAAATGCTAATGAGGGTATACAACGCAGTATCAATTCATTAATTGCAAAGCGTGACTTATGGAACAAAAAGCAAGAAAAGGATCTTGAAGATTATGCTGCAGCGATTGCCGAATTAGAAAGTTTGGATATTTCTGCGGAACTCCAATTACATAACGATTTAAAAGTATGGAAAGATAATAATACTCAGTTACAGAATTTGAAGAAGCAAAAAGCTGGTTCGGATTCGTCATTGATACAAGCTGATAGAAATGTCAAAAGATATACTAATGAATTAGAAAAATTAGCAGACAATAAGTGCCCTCAATGTGATCAAGATTTGCATAATGATACACATGTCACTTTAATTGCCAATACAGAGAAAAATTTATCTGATGCTGTTGATTATTATAATACTGTAAAGAGCAATATCGATGAATTAACTTTGCAAATTAATGCAATCGGTGATATCGGAGTATGTCCTAAGACCTTTTATTCTACTGAGGCAGAAGCGTTAGGACATCAAAATCAATTAATGAATTTAGAGAAAGCATTAATTGATTGTAGTAATCAGGTAAATCCATATACAGATCAAATTGAAGAGCTAGAAAAAACTGCCTTACAGTCTATTTCTTGGGATAAGATCAATGAATTAACGAAATTAAAAGAGCATCAAGACTTTTTACTTAAACTATTAACTAACAAGGATAGTTTTATCCGTAAAAAGATTATCGATCAAAATCTTGCACATCTTAATCATAGACTTAGCTATTATTTGGATAGATTGAAACTTCCGCATTTAGTTAAATTTAAAAATGATTTAGAAGTAGAGATTACAGATTTTGGTAAAGACCTAGACTTCGACAATTTATCTAGAGGCGAACGTAATAGACTTATTTTAAGTATGAGTTTTGCTTTTAGAGATGTTTGGGAAAGTCTATACCAAAGCGTTAACTTGTTATTTGTCGACGAGTTAATGGATTCGGGAATGGACTCTGCCGGTGTTGAAGCAGGACTAAGACTGTTAAAACAAATGGCTAGAGAAGGTGGTAAAAACATTTACTTGATTTCTCATAAAGATGAACTGGTTAGTAGAGTTGACAGTATCTTAAGGGTAGTTAAAGAAAATGGATTTACTTCTTATTCAAATTCAACCGAGCCAGTAGGACTATTATGATAAACAAGTATATAGAATTACATGAAAAATTTATGGAATTACTCGCAGAGTATCATAATAATCACATTTATTTTATAAGGAAGCCGAATACTTATACGTTGCGATTAGTTGCAAAAACGATGAGAGAGCTAAAAAGGCTCACTCGTGAAATGAAAGTTAACAACGTAGAACTTAGTCGTACTTTATTAGAAGAAAAAAGAAAAAGTGTGATAGAAAATAAAATACAAAAGGAGATGAGGAAAAATGAGCGACTTAAACGAATCAACAGTCAATACGACGGAACAGATGGTAACAACACTTAAGACATATGTAGATGAAAATAGTAAGTTTATAAATGGAAATTCAGCGGCAGGAACCCGTGCACGTAAGGCGTTAGCCGAACTTGGCAAACTAGTAAAAGCTCGACGTAATGAAATTACTGCCGAAAAGAATGCACGTAAAATTAATAAAGTAAATTAATTAATGAAAGTACTATTTCACACCCATACTCCTTGTTATTTAGGAACGACCGTTTCTGTAATGAACTATGCAAGATATAATCAAGAAGTATTAGGTAATGAGAGCATTATTTGCTATAATCATGATTTTAAGGGAGAAATGATCAATGGTAACCTTGATAAAGATGTGCTAAAAAAATGGACTGATATATGTGAAGTTAGAAGCACCACTGATGGAAACTATAATGATGTCTGTAAAGATGTCGATGTTGCATATTTTCAAAGAAGTGGCGAGCCAGAACCATTACCGAATACTGCTAGAACTGCTATTCATGCTGTTTTTCAACTTAACACCCCACATGGTGATCGATATGCATATATTTCGGAATGGTTATCTAAAAAAGTAACCGGCGGTGTTGCACCTTGGGTTCCATATATAGTGCAGATGCCGAAGCCTAATCAAGATATGAGAGAATTTTTCGGTATTCCTAAAGATAAAATCATTATCGGTAGATTAGGAAGTTGGAATATTTTTGTCGACGGAATGGAATGGGCATGTCAAGCTATTGTTAATATTGTAAACAAACGGAATGATATTGTTTTCCTATTAGTCAATACTAAAAAGTTTTACGAACATCCTAATATCATTTATGTAAATGGGATTGCAGATGAACAAATAAAATCTAATTTTATAAACACATGTGATGCAATGATACACTCTAGATGGCAAGGAGAAAGTTTCGGAATGGCTATCTGCGAATTTCTATTTCATAATAAGCCAGTACTATCATGGAACGGAGGAGTCGATCAGCATCATATCGATCTTCTAAAAGATACCGGATTATTGTATAATAGCACCGCTGATTTAGAGAATAAATTAGATAATATTAAATCGTTTAATGGCGATTATCATAAAATTGTCGAAAAATTTAATCCTAATAATGTAATGCAGCAGTTTAAATCAGTATTTTTAGATTGATGACTTGGTTCTATCAAGGACAAATAGTTACTGAACTTCCTGAGACCTGTGTTGGTTTTATATATCTTATTACTAACACTATCTCAGGACGTATGTATATTGGCAAAAAACTGGCAAAATTTTCAAAAACAAAATATAAAACAGTTAAACTTAAAAACGGCAAAAAGAAACGTAAAAAAATCAAAGGCACAATAGAATCAGATTGGCAAACATATTACGGTTCCAGTGATGAACTTAATCGAGATATAGAAAAATTAGGCAAAGAAAACTTTCAAAGAGAAATATTACATTATTGTAATAGCAAGGCACAAACTTCATACTTAGAAGCAAAAGAACAATTTGACCGGCGCGTGTTAGAATCCACTGAATATTACAATGGTCATATACGTGTTAGAGTCCACGGCTCACATATACTCAAAAAATAAGGCAAAATAAGCAGTAAGGCTAGCATCGGCTGATATCGGATGCCCATGATAACCACACGAAAGTGATGGGGACGGAAGACTCTGCGCTGCACAGAGGACTCAACTACTATCCTTAACAGGACGAGGATCGCGAATTGCTGCGGTTTAGTTGCTTAAGAAAAGAATTCAGGCACAAAGAAGGGAGAAAAACCCTACGTTGTTACATAAGACTAGCGTTTGTGTAATAGCCGCCGTCATATAAAGACGCTGCTCGAGGTACCGGATGACCGCCTCTGTAATGCAGTAACGCTAGTGGCTGTGATACTCAGATAATCTACAGTTTTTTGCCCGGCAACGGGCAAAGCATGGCTGCTTTATCTAGATAATCATTAAAAAAAAGAAAATGCTTCGAGCTGATAAGCGAAGAAGCAGGTGAGCTCTTGCTCACCTTTCGCATAAATAAATTATAGTGTGGAAAAATAAATGAGATTAACTGATGTATTATCGAAAAATGAGTTAAGAACTTTAAGAGAAGCAGATAATGCGCTAGTACCTGCAGGTGGAAGAAAAATAACAGGTGGAGCAATAGTACCTGCAAATAAAGCAAATGATCCTCGTTCCGGAGAATTCCTTGGAGGAAGTTCTACAAATCCATCAGGCAATCAAAGTAATATGCAGTATCAAGTGCCTAATACTCAGAATCCTAACGGAATTAATCCGGCTAACTGGTTTAAACCTCAAAATCCTAATGCTGTAAAGATTAATCAAACTCCACCACCTGGTCAAACAACTCAAGCAGGTCCTACTGGGGCAACTCCACCACCTGGTCAAACAACTCAAGCAGGTCCTACTGGGGCAACAACAACTCCGAATACGCCAACAGGAATTACAGGGCCTGCGGGAACAACCCCACCGCCGCCTGGTCAAACAACTCAGCCTGCTACAACTACAGCAGCAAATTCTGCAGCAGGACTTAATATGCCAAAAAGTGGGATTATGTCTAAAGCTGTTGGCAAAATTGCTACCGGTCTTGGAAAAGCAGTCGGAGGAGTTCAAGGTGCTGCTCAAGGTGCTAAATTAGCATTTAATCGAGGACAAAGTGCTGCGAGTGCTGCTGCAACTAGAAATGTTGCTCAAGCAGGTGGAATGAGTCCTGGTCAAATACGTTCAGCGCTTAATACACCGAAAGGATCAGCAACTCCTGGAGGTACTGCACCTAGTGCTAGTGGTACTAGAGGCGCAGCTGGTACAGCAGGAATAGGTAGTGGCGGAAGAGGATCTGGTGCTGCAGGTGCTGCAAGCGCCGGAGGTGCTTCAACTAATACTAGAACTGCCGGTACATCTGGTCCAGCAGGACGTAGCCCATTTCCGAATTTAGTAGGACAAGATTTTGATAGCACACACAATGTACCAGTCACTGCTGCAGGCGCTGCAAAATGGAATGCAGAAAAAACTAAAACTCAACAAAACCTTGATTGGTTTACTCAAAAAGAAACTGCTGCTACTAGAGCAGGATATTTGCCGAATAAAAACACAGGAGTATGGACAGCACCGGCAGCTTCTGGAACACAACCTACTGCCGAATCGGTAGAAGACATAATTAGATTAGCTAAACAACTAGCGGCTCGTTAAAAGAACGGCATCCCGCTTTTTTGAGTCGTTTCTAGATTAGATTCTATAATGTTACCGATAATTTTTCGATCATCTATATCCATATTATAAGCTTCGGAAATAGTAACACCTCCTCTCATAAACCAACATATCTTATATAGTTCATCTTTAAGGGCTTTTGAATCATTTTCCATATCTAGAACCAGTTGGTTTATCTCTTCTAGATCAAGAGACAAAAGCCTTATCCGAAAAAAGTTGAAGGATCGAATGTTAATGGAACTTCAACTTCCTCTGCAGAGCCAGCAGCAACCATTTCATCAGTGGCTTTAACACGTAATGGCTTAATCGCAATATCATCTTTAAGCTTATCTAGATGATTTTTCACAGCATTGAAGATATTTTTATCGCAATTTTGCATAAATTCTGAAATAAATTCACGTTCTGTTACAGAACCTGCAGTAGTATCAATACGATATATAGTATTTGATACTAGATCTAAAGTCATTTTTGTTAATTTATTGAAACTGTCCGCAAATAATTCTAATTTTTTATCTTCATCTATAGCTTTATCGTTAACTAAATTAATTATTCGTTGAGTTTCAAAGGATTCTGCACTAGCTTTTGATAGTTCTCTATAATTTAAAGGTCTTACATATATAACGAGATTAGAAGCTATTTCGATTCTTTCGTCCCATGCAGGCGCAGACACTAATTGTGCAAGAATATCTTTAAGATCTATACCGTATGTAGCATCTACGCCTTTAACTGTAACAGTTGTATCCATAAATTCGCCATAAGTTGCTAGCCTGATTGCAATTAATATAGCATCAATGTCTGTCTGAGGACATTGCCACCCATCGAGTATGTTAGGAACACAGCTTTGAATCACATCAGCAACTGCTTGCCCATTAAGTAATGCATCTGGAGTTTTTAAAATCAACTCATCTCTAGCAGTCATAGAATATACAGGATATTCGTTTGTAGGGGTACGTTGCAAAGACCCGTCGGGCCAATACTTTCCTTGACTAGGTAAAGTAATATAAATCTTAGGTTGTCTCATTAATCCTAATAATGGATTAGTTTTTTGTGGAGGAATCTGCATATTTTTAACTCCGATAAATAATTAATAGCGTGCATATTATTTATATGCACAGATAACTGAGGCCTTACGATGGCAAATGTAACCGGTTCTATTGGCGATCAACATGTTGTTTTAGAAAATGCAGCTACAGAAGCTACATTAAAGGCTTTATTACAGGCCTTTTTAGCTAAAAATGCGGGAGATGCATCTACACTTAAAAAAATTGCCGAAAAAGTTAATCTTAATACTGAAGAAGTTGAAGAACAATTAGAAGATTTAGGTGAAGAAGCTGAAAAAACCGGTACTGAATTTAAACGAACTACCGAAGATATATCAAGATCACGCAAAGGTTTCATTAACGCTTTTGATAGTTACACAAAAGAGTTCACTGCAGGCACCGCAAAAGCTAGCCAATTATTCGAGGCATTCGGCACTCTTAACAATACATTCGGTGTATTAGCCACTGTATCTGCCAAACTGCTAGCTATTCAAGAGCAGTATCTAGTAACATACCAGCAGATTTCCGGAGCAGGTGCTAATTTTGCAGGTAGTTTGACAGATATGAAAATGGCTTCTGCTGAATCTTATCTATCTTTAGAACAATTCGGACGACTTGTAACAGAAAATTCTGGTTCTTTTGCTAGAATGGGTAATAGTGTTGATGGTGGTGTTAGAGCATTTACAAAATTATCTCACGAATTGATTAACGGTACGACAGGAAAAAGTTTATTAGGGCTAGGCTATACTACTGACGAATTAAATCAACAAATGGTCGACTATATAGCGAATACCGGCGGTAGAACTCGAGAAGAAATGGCTAATACTAAGGAAATTTCTAATTCAACTAAAGAATACCTAACAGAATTAGATGCTTTATCTACAATTACAGGTAAATCTAGAAAAGAACAAGAAGCAGCAGCTAAAGAAGCAGCAGCTAATCAAGCTGTACAAGCAAAACTGCAAACTATGAGCGTAGAAGAACGCAAGAAATATGAAATTGCTAGAGCTGAAGCATTTGCAAGAGGCGGAAAAGGTGCGGAAGAAGCATTGCAAAGCGCATTACTAGGCTTTCCGCCTATGACTAAAGCTGCACAAGAATATACCGCAGTAGCAGGTAACATGAATGATGTTACAATGGAACAGGCTAAAGCAATTACTGATAGTACAAAAAGCGTTAAAGATATGAAAAATGGCGCAGCAGCGTACAACGAAGCAGCCATTAAAGATAAAAAAAATCTAGGTACTGCAGGCGATGCTATGATAATGAGAGGCGGAACTATGGCAAGTACTGCTGCTTCGATATATCAAACCGCTAATAGAGCAGTAGCGCAAGGTGCTGAAACTACTGCTAAATCATTAAAACAAGTAACTGACGTTTCTGATGAACAAGCTAAACGAGCAGAATCACAAGCTGCAGATGCTGCAGAGTCGAGCAAAGCTATGCAAGACCTTGCTGCAAATCTTAATACTTTCTTAAATCCGATAATAAAATACGGAGCAGGTGCTATTAATGCATTAATAAGCGGGTTTAACAAGCTTCCTCATTGGCTTCAGTTAACTGTAGAAGGTTTAGCAGCAGCCTATTTGGCAATTAGAGGTTATAAAGCTATGGTCGGCGTAAAAAGTGTTGCCGGCGGCATAGCAAGTAACATGGCAAAAGGTGCTGGAGGAGGACCGGGCGGAGTATTAGGTGAGGTTGAAAAAGCAGGTCCGGGAACTGGCGGTGTTTTACAAAGTTTAGCAGGAGGACTTAAATCTTTTGCTAATCCGCAGATTTTACTAGGCGCTACAATTTTAGCTGGCTCAATCGCAATCATTATTACAGGAATCGGTGCTGGAATTGCAGCAGCTTCGTGGTTAATGGGCAAAGCTTTACCTACTTTAGCTGAAGGATTAAGCAAGTTTGCTAACATTAATGGCGATAATCTCAAGAAAACCGGCGCAGGATTAGGTGTTCTCGGCCTGGGACTAATGGCATTTATACCATTCGGTATTGCAGGGATGCCTGCTGTACTAGCAGTAAACTTAATGGCCAATGGTTTAGAAAAGATGGCCGCCGTAGATCCTAGTAAATTAGAGCGTGTTGCCGGTGCTATGAAATCTATAAAAGATAATACTCCTGGTATAGGTGCTAGCATATCTGCAGGTATATTCGGCCTTGTTAGCAAGGTTACTGGCGGAGGATCAGCAACTGCTACACCTGCAACAGCTACCGCAGGTATTGATGTCTCACAGAATTCGCTCTACAATGCCGTAAAAGAGTTAAATAACACATCAAATGGTATGCTTGAAGTGTTAAATGAAATAGCAGGACACAGCAAACGCACCGGTGATGCAGTTAAACGACTGAATAACAACAATTGGGCCAATTAATATGACATGGAAACGCTTTTTTTCACCTGTATCTTCCGGGGCAATGAGCCCGTTAAGTCAAAGCGGCCGTGCAAATCCTACACGTACTAACTATTCATCATATCTTCCGGATGTTTATAGCGGGCATCCTAACCGTTTAGAGCGTTATAGCCAGTATGATACTATGGATATGGATCCGGAAGTTAATGCTGCATTTGACATTTTAGCTGAATTCTGCACTCAAATGAACGATGAAAATGGTACACCATTCCAAACATTCTTCAAAGAACAAGCTACTTCTACTGAAATTAAGATTATTAAGAAATACATGCAGCAATGGACTAAGTTAAACAAGTTCGGAACACGTATTTTTAAGATTATTCGCAATACTTTTAAGTATGGTGATTGCTTTTTCATTAGAGATCCTGAAACTTTAGCTTGGTTTTATATAGATCCTAGTAAGATTGATAAGATTATTGTTAACGAAAGTGAAGGTAAAGAACCCGAACAATATGTTATTCGTGATATGAATATCAATTTTCAAAATTTAACAGTAACACAGATCAACCCAACTAATCAAAATAGTACTCCGGGCGGTACTGCTTATGTAACAGGCGGCGCACAACAACGAGGTATGGTCGGGGCATATCCTCAAGCTACCGGAAGTCGATTCACTCAAAACCAAAATCAATGGGCTATTGATGCTAAACATCTAATACATCTTAGCTTAAGTGAAGGATTAGATAATAATTTTCCATTTGGCAATAGTTTAATGGAAACAATTTTTAAAGTTTATAAGCAAAAAGAGTTATTAGAAGACGCAATTATTATCTATCGCGTACAGCGTGCACCAGAACGTCGTGTATTTTATATCGACGTAGGTAATATGCCTAGTCATTTGGCTATGAGCTTTGTTGAACGTGTTAAAAATGAAGTAAATCAACGTAGAATTCCTAGTGTATCAGGAGGCGGGCAGAGCATTATCGATGCTAGCTATAACCCTTTAAGCATTAACGAAGACTATTTCTTCCCACAAACTGCTGAAGGACGTGGCAGCAAAGTAGAAACATTACCGGGCGGTACTAATTTAGGTGAAATTAG